GACCATCTCTGGACCGGAATTTTTACATCTCTAAAATATTCAAAAGCATCTTCAGAAGAATAATAGATTCTTGCATAAGCCTGCATAGCTTCTTCGTCATAAACTGGGCATATAGGATTAGGGTCTAGATAGACCGCCTTAAACTGATATTCATCCCCCTGCCAGTGCACTGCGTTTACGACCATCAACTTTTTATTGCAGTATGGGCATAATTTCACTGGGTATGGGAAATCAGGAATCACTCTCCCCATCAACATCTTCATCCTCCTTGTCATTAAAAACTTTGCTTCTTAAGATGAAAGTGATTATATCATCAACTTTTCTCTGGGCGATTTCAACGCCATCCATTAAACAGTTTACTTCATCAAGTGTAATTGTGTAGTCGTCATCAGGAGATGTAATCACAAAAGCTGGGACAAAGTTACCCTCAAAGGGGATTGCCTTTATTGTGATAGAAAGCGTTTCAATATCATTAAAATCCCCATCCTCTGGATAATGAGATATTTTCATTAAATAGCATTTCTTTCTGATTTAATAAAAGCGTCATGACAAATTGGTAAAATATTTGCAAAAAAACTTTCTATAATTACTGCATATTGCTGAATTTCGTACTGAGCATTAGACTCATTTCTTAGAGAAATAAAGTTAATAAGGCTTCTAGCGTTAACTGTCCAGATAAACTCTGTGTACTGAGAAACTGGCAAAACACATCTAGCTACCTCTTTTGCTACACCTAGCTCAAGTAAATCTCTGTACACAAGATCCGCATAGCCAATAACTTCTTGCATCCGTCTAGTAACTAAAGACTTGAGTTCTGAATCTTCAATTTCTTCAAAGGTATAAGCCCCCGGCTTTCCAACTTGTTTGCGAATATTGCTATTTGCTGGGATATAGTAATCAATAACTGGAGGAACATGATATCTCATACTCATCTCGTTAAATGACGACCAGCGATGCCTCATCCATTCTCTTGTGACAAAGATTGGGGCTTTAACTCTAAATTTAAAAATTACATGCTCAAAAGGTGTTGCATGTTTATTCTTCATTAAATAATTGATAAGTCCAATAGAAGATTCATTAATCTCCTTAACTTGCGCTGCAAACGAAACTTTGGCAGCATTAACTACTGAAAGGTCATTGCCCATAACATCAAGCAATTCAACCTCACCGTGGTCTAAAACATCGTAAACTTTATTTTTGTAATCCATGGGTTGACACCTTAGCAGGGTTTGAAGAAAAATTCTTTAAAAAAAAAGTATTTTATTTCGACATTGAAGAAGAAAATGGTGTACGCTGAAGCGTTCCAGCGCTTCCACATACTAGTATGCTTAGTATACTAAGTATGCTATATATACTTTATATACTTATATATACTTAGATTACTAATATTACAAGGAGTGATATGATTGATAGCATGGAAATAATAGCAGTTGTTGAGTCTGATGACTATGGCCCTGCTATAATCGTAGACCCTGAACATATAACTATTTTTCATTTTGATGACTTTTATCTGGGAGCGACAAGGTGCATGTACACCGATCGCCCCATAACTTGTGAAATATCTGAAGAAACAGCACTCGCTCTTATGGCAAAAGGTGTAAAGTGTTTAGATGCCAATGTTAATGATCAGAATTTCTAAAACAAATGAATAAAATAAGCTGGTTCAGCCTTAACAATTTAGATGAGTCTGGTGAACTTTGGTATAGCCAAGGTTACTATAATGCTGGCATTAATACTATTAAAGCCTTACAGGAGAAGCAAACCGCTGTCTTTTATAATAGAGAAGAGCTTGATTATCACGTTAACTTCTGTAATCCTCATTATTATCAATTAAGAAATAAATACAAAATTGGTTATACCCCTTGGGAGTCTACTAAAGTTCCTAAATCTTGGTTACACAATATGAGTCAATGTGATGAAATCTGGACAACATCAAATTTTGTTAAAGATGTTTATATACAGAATAATGTACATACAAATATTCATGTAATCCCTCATGGCGTTACTCCAGATTGGGAAATCTTTGAAAGAGAATTGACTGGAAAGTTTAATTTTCTTCATGTAGGTGGAGATTCTAAAAGAAAAAATGCACAACTTGTGGTTGATGCTTTTCTAGAACTTTACGATGGTAATTTAGACTATCAATTGATTCTTAAATACAATAATTATTGCCATGCAGAAGTTTATATTAATGACAGTCTAGTTCCTGCAATTAACCATCCTCAGATTATGGGTATTCCAGCTATTCTTGAGATACATGACTTAATTCGTTTATATCACAAATGTCATTGTATGGTTTATCCAACAAGCGGTGAAGGTTTTGGATTAATTCCTCTTGAAGCAATGGCAACAGGTTTGCCTACGATTATTACAAACGCAACTGGCTGTACAGATTATGCTCAACTAGGAATTCCAATTTCTGCAACAATGATTAAAGCAGATTGGCACGATCATGTTTACAATGATGATACCGGATATTGGGCTTCTCCAAATTTTGATGAACTTTTAAATGCAATGAAAAATGTTGCCAATGAGTATCAAGAAATTTCAAACTTTGCTTTAAGATCCGCAAGAACTATTCATTCCGAGTGGTCTTGGGGCGCAGTCGCTGATAAGATACTTCTTAGATACGAAGATTATCAGAAAACTTTTAACTGACCCAAGTATTAATTATTCCAAAGCTCATCAGTGTTTGATAATATTGATATACACCATTTTTAGGAGATTTAATGACCATTACCCCAACCCCAGAAGCAACACCGCTTTTTACTTTTAAACTAAGCGAAGATTTTGTTTCATCTTACAAAGAGAAAAAGGCTCCCTTCGGCTACAAAGACGCAGCAGGGAATTCTGTTGGAGAAATTACTTTTCTTCGTACATATTCTCGGAAGAAGCCTGATGGGACAAAAGAAACTTGGGTCGATGTTTGCGAGCGTGTGATTAACGGAATGTATTCTTTGCAGAAAGAACATTGTAGAAAAAATAGACTTCCTTGGAATGGTGCGAAGGCACAAGCAAGTGCTAAAGAAGCTTTTGATCGTTTGTTTAATCTTAAGTGGACACCACCGGGCCGTGGTCTTTGGATTATGGGAACACCTCTTGTCAATATCCACAAGAACTCTGCTGCTTTGCAAAACTGCGCCTTTGTTTCAACAACTGAGATGACAAAAGACAATCCAGCTGAGCCTTTTATGTTTCTTATGGAAGCGTCAATGCTTGGAATTGGAGTTGGTTTTGATGATAAAGGTTCTGATAAAGATTTTTATATCTATCAGCCAAAAGATTCTGTTTTTGTAGACATCATCGCAGATGATCGTGAAAGTTGGGCAAGAGCAACGGGAGATTTGATTAATTCGTACCTAAAGCCTGATCAGCCAACTATTGAGTTTGATTATTCTCTTATTCGCCCATTTGGTTCGCCTATTGCAACTTTTGGGGGGACTGCCTCAGGACCAGATCCATTGATTAAACTTCATAAGGCTATTAAGAAAATGTTTCATGGCCGTGCGGGGCAAAAAATAACTGCTGTGGATATTGCAGATATTGGAAACCTTATTGGAGTATGTGTTGTTTCGGGCAATGTTCGCCGTTCAGCAGAATTGTTCATTGGCCGTAACACAGAGGAATTTTTAAATCTCAAGAATGTTGAAAAGTTCCCTGAGAGAAACTCTTATGACTCTGACAATCCGGGATGGGGTTGGATGAGTAATAACTCTATTGAGACAACTGTTGGTGCTGATATTTCAAATATTGTTGATGGTATTGCACTCAATGGAGAGCCTGGAGTTATTTGGATGGATATGTCTCGTAAGTATGGCCGACTAATCGATCCCCCAAATAACAAAGACTGGCGTGTTGCTGGGTATAACCCTTGCGCAGAGCAGTCCCTTGAGTCCTATGAGTGTTGTACGCTCGTTGAGACTTATCTAAATCGCCATGAGTCACTTGAGGACTATAAGAGAACTTTAAAGTTTGCATACCTCTACGCAAAGACTGTAACGCTTCTCCCAACTCATTGGGAAAAGACGAATGCAATCATGCAACGGAATCGCCGTATTGGTGCCTCTATGTCAGGTATTGCAAACTTTGCTGACATCAATGGAATTCCTGTTCTTCGTGAATGGATGAATAGCGGTTACGAAACGGTTAAGAGATATGACAATATTTACTCTGAATGGTTTGGCATTCGTGAATCAATCAAGATGACAACTGTTAAGCCTTCGGGAACTGTTTCAATTCTTGCAGGTGAATCTCCAGGGGTTCATTGGACACCGGGTGGTAAATATTTCCTTCGTGCAATTAGATTTGGAAATGATGATCCAATGCTTCCATTGTTCAAGATGGCAAATTACCGTGTTGAACCGGCATCTGAATCGCCAGATACAACATCTGTTGTATTTTTCCCAATTAAATCTGATGCCGAAAGAGCAGAGCGTGATGTAACTATCTTTGAAAAGATGGCAATTGCTTCTGTTGCTCAGAGATATTGGTCAGATAACTCAGTATCCGTAACAATTTCTTTTGACTCAGAAACTGAACAAAAGCATGTTGGCACAGTTCTTCATATGTACGATGGTCAACTTAAAACTGTTTCATTCTTACCTTCTGGAAACTTTACTTATCCACAAATGCCTTATACACAGATTACTGAAAAGGAATATGTTGAAGAAGGCGAGATGAGATTGTTCCCAATTGACTTTGCTGGCGTGTATGCAGGAATGGCTGCAGACGCAGTTGGAGAGAGTTACTGTACAACTGATAGTTGTGAAATCAAACTTATTAAAGACAACATTGCCCGCTAATTACACAAAACTGTCGTCAGTGTGTAGATAATTTAAAGAAAGTGATGTAGAATTGTATCTATATGAGTTCTGACATTATTAAAAATAAGAAAATTTGGGTTCCCGAAAGATCCTATGGCGTTTGTCTTTGGATTTTGCCAGACGGATTGCCTTTGTCAGATGGTGACGGAGTGCTTTCGGCTGAGGGTTTAATGAATGACCCAAAGATTGAAAAAGCAGTTGCAGAGGCTGCTAAATACTGGACAGGTTCTGACGAGGGAGTTGCTAGATGGGTTGCCGGAGCAAGAAAGATTTCTTCTTCTGAAAAAGATGACCAAGCAGAAAGACTTTCTAATGGTTTAATTGCTGACCCATATGAAGATATGTATGATGCATACTTCGCACACAAGAGAGCAATATAATGCAAAAAATGGAAGTTGTACAAGACGAGCAAGTGGAATTGGAATTTGATGATATTTCATATAATGCCTTTGACGCAGAAAAAAAGACAACAGACCCGTTTCTGTCAGTGAAAATGTCATCTCTTTCTCCACGGATGAAGAGAAAAGCTCAAAGACTTCAAAAGAAATATGAGGGTGAAGATGGTACGGCTAGTAAGTACATTGACCCTCTTGTTGTTAATGGCTATTCGCTATGGGATATTATCAACCCCCCATATGATTTAGATAATCTTGCACATCTTTATGACCAAAGTTCTATCCACTATGCAGCTATTAACGCCCGTGTGATGAATACTGTTGGTCTTGGGTATGAATTCCAAGAAACATTAAAAGCCAAAAGAAGGATTGAAAGAGTTCAAGATGACAAGGTAAAACTTGAAAAGATGAGACGACAAATGCAAGATCTCAAAGAAGAACTAGATGACGCTTTTGAAGATTTAAATATTGAAGAAACTTTAATTGAAACTATGGTTCGTGTTTGGCAAGATGTTCTTACAATTGGTAATGGCTATCTAGAGATTGGTCGCAACAACGCTGGAAAGATTGGCTATATTGGTCATATTCCTGGAACTATGGTTCGGGTTCGTAGAAAAAGAGATGGCTTTGTTCAAATTTCTAGAAGCAATAAGATTCAAGCAGTTTTCTTTAGGAACTTTCAAGACTTAGAGATGGATGATCCAATTAATATGGATCCCAACCCTAATGAGATTATTCATTTCAAGATGTATTCACCAAACAATACTTACTATGGGATTCCAGCAGCAGTTTCTGCTGCCGCAGCCATAATTGGAGATAAGTTTGCTAAAGAATATAACATTGACTATTTTGAGAATAAAGCGATTCCTCGTTATGCAATCATTCTTAAAGGCGCAAAGATAAGTCAGCGTTCAAAGCAGGAGCTTGTTAATTATTTCAGGAATGAAGTTAAAGGCCGTAATCATGGCACTTTGATTATTCCTCTGCCTGCCTCTATTGGTTCTGATACCGATATCAAGTTTGAAAAATTAGAAGCCGGAATTCAAGATTCATCTTTTGATAAATATCGTAAATCAAACCGTGATGAGATACTTGTCGCAAACAGGGTCCCTGCTCCTAAAGTTGGAGTTTATGATAATGCGAACTTGGCTGTTTCACGAGATGCTGATAAGACATTTAAGATGCAAGTTATTGGGCCAGATCAGGCGGTTATTGAAAAGAAACTCAACCGTCTTGTAAAAGAATTTACAGACCTTCTGTCTTTTAAACTCAATAAGATTGATCTTATGGATGAGGATATGGAATCAAGAATCTATGATAGATATCTTAGAACTGAAGTTATTTCTCCAAATGAAGTTAGAACAAAGGTTGGATTGCCAGAACGTAAAGATGGTGATGAAGTTTTACCTTTCCCTACAAAAGTTAAAAAGGAAGGATCAGGAGCACCAGTTGGCAATTCCAATAATGCTTCATCAATTCCACCAAAGTCTAGATCAGATGCTGGCTCAACACCAACAGGTGTTCAAGGCAGTGGTGATCAAAAAGAAAGAGGTCAGAGTCAAGACTCTGGCGATAATATAGATACCGTCAAGGTATTTGAAGGAGAAAAAAATGAGTAGTATTGTATATACAACAACAGCTATCGCAAGCACAGACGGTGAGGTGTCAATCGGACATCATACTGATTATTTGTTTGTATGGAATAAAAGCAACACAACAAGTGCGATTATTGAATTGAACGGAAGACACCAAGTTCTTATCCCCCATGCACCAGATGATGGCAGTCATGTGTATCACAAAATCCCGGGCGACTATACAAAAATTAAAATCATTACAGCCGGTGTTAGCTTTTCAGCTTACGCAGTTGGCTAATTATACAAATAATGGTGTATAATTTAAAATTACGAGGTAATCATGGAAAACTTTAATTTATCTTTCCCAATTGATATGATTAAGAGAGAAGAAAGAATTGTTAGCGGTATTGCTACTGCTGACAACATTGATAAATCCGGTGATATTGTTGAATTCAGTGCTTCATTAGAAGCATTTAAAAACTGGGGTGGCAACATCCGTGAGATGCATGCACCGATTGCTGTAGGTAAGTCGGTGGGGTTTGAGCCTATTGAAATTACCGCAGAAGACGGAACTACATATAACGCAATCAAAGTGCACGCATACATCTCAAGAGGCGCTCAAGATACTTGGGAAAAAGTACTTGATGGAACTTTGAAGGCTTTCTCAATTGGTGGAAAGATTATGGAAAAAGTTGAATCCGCTGAAAAGATGTTCCGTGGAAAACCAGTTAATGTTATTAAAAAATACATGCTTGGTGAACTAAGCCTTGTTGATAATCCCGCTAATGCTTTGGCAATTGTTGACATTATCAAAATGGATGTTGATGGAAATCTTGATTACATTTTGGATGTTATTGAAGACATTGATTTCGAAAAAGCAAAACAACCCCTTAAAGACCCCAAAGGTGGTCTTACTGCTGCAGGTCGTAGACACTTCAAAGAAACTGAGGGAGCAAATCTTAAGCCCGGAGTACGAGGTGCAGCAGATACGCCAGATAAAATGCGCAGAAAAGGTTCATTCCTGACTCGCTTCTTTACAAACCCATCTGGCCCAATGAAAGATCCAAAAGGTAGACCAACAAGGCTTGCGCTTTCAGCCGCAGCTTGGGGAGAGCCAGTACCGCAGAACGCACAGGATGCAGCAGAACTTGCTGCAAAAGGTCGTAGACTTCTTGAACGCTATCAGAATACTAAAGAAAAAAGTATGAAGAAGGAAGGGGAAGTCACATCTGAGAATATGGGTTCGGGAATTAAAAATCCAACACAAGGAAGTTTTAAAACCCCAACACAACCCCAGAAAAAGAAAAAGGAAAAAGATGAAATGATGACAAATAAATCTGTAGATGATACAGAATTAATCGAAACACAGGATAACTTATTGCAAAATGATGTAAACTGTGATATGGTCTTAGACATGAATGAACAAGAAATAAATAGACTCTCTCTTCTTAAGAGAATGGTTAATTGGCTTGTTCCAGATGTTCAAGAAAATACTTCAACAATAGATATAGTTGAAGTTAATCAAAACACACAGGAGGAACATATGGATATTGAAGTCCTTAAAGATGCTCTGAGTTCTGTTGTTGACGACAAGTTGGCTAACTTCGCTACTTCCATCAAGGAAGAAATTGAAGTATCGCTGAACGATAAAATCGACAATATTACAAAGGGATTTGAAGCCAGCACTGCTGAGCTTCAAGAAAAACTAGAAGCCGCAGAAAAGGCTCTCTCTGAAACAGAAGAGCAAGTTAGCAAGTTTGCTGACGCTGGTGCTATCAAAAAAAGTGTTGACCCAGAAGATGATGAAGAAGAAGAGGCTATTGCCAAGTCTGCTCCAAAGTCTATCTGGAACAATATATATTTACCACAGAGCGTAATTAACGCCCTTGGGTACGAGTCATAAAAGGAGAATACAACATGGCATCACAAGAAGAAATTCTATCAAAAGCTGACGAAGTAACAACCGGAGTGGTTGGCAACGATTCAGGCGGTCTGTTAAAGCCAGCCCAGTCAAATCGTTTCCTTGACTTTGTTATTGATCAGTCTGTCCTCATGCAGAACGCAAGAGTCGTTCGCATGCGCACACCACAAATGGAAATCGATAAGGTTTCCATTGGCACTCGCTTGCTTTCAAAGGCAACCGAGGCAACAGATGACGGCGCAAACGCCGCTGTCTCATTCACAAAGGTGTCAATCAGCACCGTGAAGTTGCGTCTTGATTGGGCAGTTTCGACTGAATCACTTGAGGACAACATTGAAGGTGCTTCACTTGAAGATCACATCGCTCAGGTTATGGCTCGTCAGACAGCTAACGACCTTGACGACTTGTTCATCAATGGTAATACATCTTCTAACAATGGTCTTATTAAGGCCCTTGATGGTTTCGTAAAGCTTGCTAAGGCAAACGGTCGTGTAGTTGATGAGGCTGGTAATCAGGTTTCAAGAGCTACTTATGATCGTATCCTTCGTTCATTGCCAACTAAGTATCTCCAGCGCAGAAATGAGCTGGCTTTCTTTTCTGGTTCTGGAATGGTACAGGATACAATCTATAGCTTGAGCAATCCAAACTCCGCAACTGCTGCAACCGCAGGTGCTGCATCTCCAGGTTCAACAACTGGTGACGCTGCTTACTTGCAGGGTTCAATGCGTGGAAACGGTGGCGCTGGTTCAACTGGTCTTTCACCATACGGTATTCCGTTGGTTGAAATTCCTTTGATGCCAGAAACCCTCGCTGGTGACTACTCAGGTACAGCCGGTTCACACGGTCATATTGAATTGACTTTCCCTAACAATAGAATCATCGGTATCTACCGTGACATTACTGTTTATCGTCAGTTCAAGCCAAAGACGGACACCATTGAGTACACTCAGTTTATGAGAGTCGGTTCAAACATCGAAAACGCTGATTCATATGTAATCGGTAAGAATATTAAGCTTCGCAGCCTTTAATATTTAATTTAAAAAATTATGCAAGGTGGAGGGTGAAATATCCCTCCATCTCGCATTTTATATAAGGATATGGTAATCTATTAACTATGAGTGATAATGTTATTAAAAGCACAGATGTAACTTCTGCAAAAACAGAAACGAATGCTGTCAAAAAGGCTCCAGTCAAAAAGGCTGCAGCAAAAATTAAAGTAGAGAAGAAGACAGAGAGTGTCGAATCTGGCAAAATTATTATTATTTTTGAAACTGGGTACTCTTACTCATCTGGTGATATTCAATTTACAAGAGAGAATTACATCCAAGAAGTTTCAGAAGATGCTGCTAACTTTCTTTTAACTCTTGATAATTTTAGACTTCCGAATACGGTTGAACTTGAAGATTATCTTAATTCCAAGGAGGATTAATTATGGCTGGTAGCCTTTCAAATTATGCCGAAAACAAGGTTCTTGACCATGTTCTAGGAACAACAGCTTATACAAAGCCAACAACATATGTTGCTTTGTATACAGTTGCCCCAGCAGATGCATCTGCGGGAACCGAAGTTACAGGTGGAAGTTATGCAAGGCTTGCAGGCGTGTTTGATGCCTCAGTCGGTGGTGCTTCTTCCAATACAAGTAACCTTGACTTTACTGGAATGCCTGCATGCACTGTCGTTGCTGTTGGTATTCTTGACAACTCTACTGGTGGAAACCTTCTTGTTCATGGAACATTGACTGCAAATAAGGTTCTTGACGCTGGTGACACATTAAGAGTTGCAGCTGGTGACTTAGACATCACTATCGACTAATAGGAGTTTATATGCCAATTGAAAGAAGAGAAATTTCTGGCGCTGTAATTGCACAGGCTCTAACTGCCAATATTTCAAATTCATCAACCTCTTTTGATGTAGCAGATGGCTCTAGTTTCCCAACTGGTGCATTGAATAAATTTGTTGTTGTTATTGACAGAGCGACTCTTTTTGAAGAAAAAATTCTTATATCTGCAAGAAGTATAAATACTTTTACTGTTGAAGGAAGAGGTTATGATGGAACAACTGCTGTTGCGCATGCTGCTGGCTCAATTGTTGATCATGTACTTGACGCAAACGCTGTTCAATCAATGAACACAACCGTCTTTGACGGTCAAATCCTTTACTGGATGGGGGTCTAATGGCTAACTTATTACCAAAAAATTTATATATCGGAAATGACACCGCTTCAAATGTCTATACAGTCTCTAATACTGCAGGAAGTTATTCAATAGTAAGAAATATTAACATCTGCAATGTTACAGGAACCGCTGCTACATGTGATATTCACTTACTAGGGTCTGCTGGCACTCCGGGTAACAATAATGCTATTTTAAAGACATTCACTGTTAATGCTAATGAAACTATTTCTTATGATGCAGGAATTGTTCTTGATGCTGCTCAAAAAATTTATATAGTAAACGCTAACAGCAAATGTACTTTTACGATTAGTGGTGTTGAGTATTCTGCTTAACTCGTAATCTAGTATTATTGTTAGGTGAGACAATTAAAATTTAAAAAAGGTTCTTGGGTATTAATACCTTTACTCATTATTTCTCTTTTTGCATCCCCCGCTAAAGCCCAAAACTTAATAATCACAGAACCAACAGATGTTTGGTTTGACTACAGCGAGACAACGCAGTTTATAGCGCAAACTTATATGATTACTGGGTATAACTCAGATCCGATGTTATGGCTATACAACGAAGCAGGAACTTTGCTTTACAGCATTGACGACTCTATTGGGCTGCAATCGTATATCTCAATGGAAGTACCTGCTGGTCGTTACCGACTAAGGGCTGGAATTTGCTGCGGTGATCCTAATGCTTGGCATACAAATGGGAATTGGAACTTGCAGTACGAACTGGGTTTTAATGGCGTTGGTTCTACCCAAACCACCTCTACCACCTCTACGACAGTAGAATCAACCACAACGACTTCCACTACAGTAGAGCCAACCACGACAACTTCTACAACGACCACCACAACAACCACAACCACAACGACAGTGGTGCCGACCACAACAACAACATCTTCAACTACAACCTCCACTACAACTTCTACAACAACTATAGCACCTGAGCCTGAACCGACTACAACGACTATTGAGGAAGTTGTTCCTCCTCCTGTTGAGACACTTCCAACAGAAAACACCACTGTTTCAATTCCTGAGCTAGATATGACTCCAGTTTCAACGCCAGAAATAACAACGACCACGACTGAGCCTGTGATAGAAACTGTCACTACAACTACAGAGGCACCTCCAACAATAATTGAAACAATATTTGAGCCAGTTGAAACTCCAGTGATTGATACGACACCTGTTGAAATACCTGAAGACCCAACACCAACAATTGAGGTGCCTCGGGAAATTCAAGAGACTGTGGACACTGCGGTTGCGGATATCTTCGATTCTCCTATATCAAATGCAAACCTTGCAAATGCCGTTGACGACTTAGTGGCAGATGCTGGGAACCCAGAGGAACTTACAGCAGTGGTTAACTCACTTCTTGACCAAGATTTAACCGATTCTCAATTCTCTACAGTTATTGACTCTGTGTTCTCCGAGCCATTGTCTGATGAAAACTTCTCTGCTGCAGTTGAAGCGGTCTTTGACGATACATCTAAATTAAGCGCAGACCAGTTTGAAGCTGCTGTTGATGCAGTCTTTTCTGAGCCGTTATCTGAAGAGCAATTTTCTGCTGCTCTTGATTCTATTTTCGATGAGCCAATCTCGGATGAGAAATTTGCATCAGTTATTGACTCTGTATTGGATACTCCATTATCAGATGAACAATTTGAAGCGGTTGTTGGAATCTTGGAGTCAGCCTCTGTTTCTGAAGAGCAGGTGTCTAATGCCGTTGACAGTGTTTTGGAACTTGGTGTTACAGAAGATCAGGCAACCGACCTTGCTACAAGTGCAAAGGTTTTGGAAAGTATTGATGCAAATCAGGCTACAGAAATCTTCCAAGAAATTGCTGTTGAGAATCTTACTCTAGCAGAAGAAGCTGCTCTTGTTGAAACACTTACCGATGCCCCAACTGAAATTAAAGAAGCCTTCGAGGGGGAGATTGACATCTTCGGAGAAGGTCTTGATGATTATATCCCTACAGGCTCTGGCATAGATGTAAAAGCAAGAAGGGCACTCATTGCTGTAACAACTACTTTAACAATGATTACAACGGCTCCTATGCCCTCTGGAGGCAGTTCTGCCCCATCGGGTGGAGGTGCTGGTGGACCATCCGGAGGCGGTGGTTCTGGTAATACAGATCGGGGTAGTAGCCGATCAAGGAGAAAATAATGTTTAAAAAAATATTAAAAGAACTCCATGCTTTGGCATGGACATTATCTGGAGGTGTAATTGTTTTAATTACATTATCTGGTAAAACTCAAACTTATGGACTGTGGTTGACAATAACCGCATTTGTTGTTCACATGTTTGGTGTTTTAATCAAAAAGGATGAAGACTAAATGAATAATACAAAAAATATTTTACTAAGAATTCTTGCCGTATTTGGGGCTTCTGGACTTGGAGTGATTGGAGCTGGTTCAATTGCTGGAGTTAATCTCCCTCAAGCCGTACTTATGGCTGGAATTGGTGGAGTTGCAAAAGTTGTTGAAGGTCTTGCAAAAGCCTTTCTTAATGATGGCAAACTTGACGCAAATGAAATTGATGAAATCTTTAATGGTTCTAAAAGTCAGCCTCAAAAAGACATCTAAGGTATAATTGACTTATAGTGGTTATCCACAAAAGGAGATATATATGAAAATTACTGAAGCACAAAAGGCAATGGCTGCATCCTACGCAAGAAGCGTATTGGGAGCTGCTGTCGCTGTATACGCATCGACTGGTGACGTAAAAATGGCTGCAAATGCATTATGGGCTGCTGGCCTTCCTGTCATTATGCGTTATCTGAATCCTAATGATTCAGCATTTGGAAAGACAAAATAATGCCAAGAAAGTATTCGTACTATCCTAGTTTTGACGGAAAAGGTGCACAACCTGGAACACAAAAATTAGCTGAGTTATGTAACAAAAGATGGAAAGCGACCAATATGGGAATCTATGTTGCCAGGCTGATGAGAAACTCTCATACAGAAGGTAAGAAGATTGGCGATCCGGGTATGGAGAAGTGGATGTCTGTTCATGCAACTGGCGCTGCTGTTGACTTAGGCTACCCAGATCGTAAGACGGGAGTTGAGATGTGGGACTGGTTCCTTGCTCATACGAAAGAACTAGGTATTGAAGAAATTCATGACTATGCTTTTGATACAAATGTTAAAGATAAAGTTCAAGGTTATGGAAGAGGCTTTAGGTGCTCAAGAGGCGAAAACGCTGCAGGGGTAAAAATTTTTACCAAGGATGATAATGCTGGAAGTTTTGGCGGCCAGTGGTTGCATTTAGAGCTTTCTCCAGAAATGGCAAAAGACGCTGCTAAATTTGAAGCAGCATGGAGAGCCTTGCCAAAGCCAGGTGCGTAATGGAAAATTTTGAAAAAGGAAGAAACAAATCTTGTGAATGCGGTTGTGACTGTACTGATCAGTGCGGTTGTGGCTGTGAAGGTTGTGACTGCTAAATATGGCCGCAGAAAGAAATATTGAAATCTATAAAGGTGACAGTTATACGCATGAAATTCGGATTAGAAATAGTGCGAATGTTAATACGAATATAACAGGAAGAACTTATACGGCTCAGATGCGCAAATCTCGCTCATCTGACTCCGTAGTTCTTTCCTTTACTGTTGCTATATCTAGTGCCGCTAACGGGGTTATAACTATGTCTCTTACTCCAGAAGCTACATCTTCAATTCAGCCAGGAACTTATTTTTACGATTTTGAAGAAACAAATTCGGGATATGTAACCACTTTAATGACTGGTAAGGTATCATTAACTGGGCAAGTAAGTCGTGGCTGACTCAACGATCCTACAAATAAATAGTGGTGACGTAACCAACTTATCTGTGTCTAGTAGTGACGCAAGTATATTGAGCGTTAGCAATGGTGATATAACCACCATTGTTGGTGCTCCAACAACAGTCACTCTAGCAAATTTTTCTGATGCAGCGCCATTAGATATATCTAGAACTGCGAATAGCGGAGTTCTTGCAATCGCAAGCAGGGCGGATCATATCCACTCTATTGCTAATACATTACTTGATGGAGGTAATTACTAAGATGGCTAATACAATTAGAATCAAAAGAAGAGGCAGTGCTGGCGCAACAGGTGCACCAGAAAGTCTCGAAAATGCAGAGTTGGCTTTTAACGAAGCCGATAATACTCTTTACTACGGTAAGGGAACTGGTGGTGCTGGTGGAACAGCAACTAGCGTTGAAGCAATTGGCGGTGTAGGAGCTTTTGTAACAAGAAGCACATCACAATCAATCAGTGGAGACAAAACATTCTCAGGAGCTGTTATTGTACCAACTCCAACCGCAAATACTCATGCTACAACCAAGGTTTATGTTGACAGTGCTATTGCAGGTGTCGCAACAAACTTTACAGTTGCTGGTGATAGCGGTACAAACCAAACAATTACAAGCGGTGCAGATACCCTCACAATCTCTGGCGGAACTGGTCTTTCTTCAGTTGGATCAGGAACTGATACCCTTACAATTAACCTTGACAATACCGCAGTAACAGCAAACTCATACGGTGGTGCTGCAACAGTTGGAACATTCACTGTAGACGCTCAGGGTCGTTTGACCGCTGCTGGCAATACAGCCATTTCAATTGCATCAAGTGCAATTACTGACTTCAATGAAGCTGCTCAAGATGCTTTTGGTTCATTGGTTTCTGGTGGTACACAGTCTGGCATTACGGTTACTTATGATGATGCCAATACCAAACTTGATTTCTCAGTACTAGCACAATCATTTACAGCCGCTGCTGATGGTGGAACTTCTCAGACAATCACTGCTGGAGATACATTCACAATCTCAGGTGGTACTGGTCTTACTTCTGCTGCTACATCAGATACTATTACTTTAAATCTTGACAATACAACGGTTACAGCCGGTTCTTATGGCGGTGCAGGCACTGTTGGCGGGTTTACCGTTGATGCTCAAGGTCGTTTGACTGCTGCTTCAAATACAGCAATTGCAATTACAGCATCACAAATTAGCGATAGAGCAACAAACCTTGTTACTGGTCTTACTGGCACAGCAAATGAGATCACAGTTTCTAACTCAGGAGTTGGGGCAGTAACAATTAGTCTTGCTTCTAATGTTACGATTCCTAACAACCTTGTTGTAACCGGAGATCTTACTGTTCAAGGAAATACAACAACTCTTAATACAGCAACTTTGGTTGTTGAAGATAAGAACATTGTTCTTGCAAATGTTGCTACCCCAACAGATATCACCGCAGATGGCGCTGGTATCACAATCCTTGGTTCTACAGATAAGAGCCTTAACTGGGTTGATGCAACAGATGCATGGACATCTTCAGAACACTTCAACCTTCTTACAGGAAAAGTATTTGAAATCAATGGAACTTCAGTTCTTTCAAGCACCACTCTGGGTTCAGGTGTTACAGGCTCAAGCTTGACATCACTTGGAACAATTGCAACTGGTGTATGGAATGGTACAACTATTGGAACAATTTACGGTGGTACGGGTATTAACTCCTATACAACTGGTGACTTGGTTTACTCCTCATCTGGCAATACCCTTTCAAAACTAGCTGTCGGAACCGCAGGACAATTTCTTAAAGTTGTAGGCGGAGTGCCAGCATGGTCTGATACAGTAGACGGTGGTACTTTCTAGTAGGAGGGTTTAATGGCTAACACCATTAAGATAAAAAACTCAGGCACAGCGTCAGCAGTCCCCAGCTCACTTGAATTTGGTGAGCTGGGGCTTAACTATGCCGATGGAAAGATTTATTTTAAAAACCTTGCCAATACCATTGCTGAGTTCACTACTCCTCCTAATCTTGTTATTCAAAATACAGCTCCAGCAAACACAAGTGTTCTTTGGGCTGATACCTCTGTAATCGGGGTCGGAGTAGTTCCTGTTGGCGGAACAACCGGTCAAGTATTATCAAAAGGTTCAAATACAAGTTATGACGCAGTATGGGCAAATGCAGTTAGTTCTTCTGATCTAGCTTTAAAAGCAAACATTGCATCACCAACCTTTACTGGAAATGTTTCGGGTATTTCAGCAACAATGGTCGGTCTTGGTAATGTCACTAATACAAGTGATGCTAATAAACCAGTTTCTACCGCACAGCAAACGGCTCTTGACTTGAAGGCAAATATTGCTACTCCAACATTTACTGGCACAGTAACTTTCCCAAATGTAACTATTGATGGAGCTAGTGGAACAATTAGTTCTCAAGGCGTAGGTAACTTTAAAACTATTGCAGGCAATGGTCGTGGTGTTGGAATTTCTGGTGGAACAGGTGATACGCCTGCTATTCTTCAATTTACTAATAATGCGGTCGGTGCCCAGTGGGGTAGCATAACTGCTTCAAGCGCATTAGCTCTTGCCATCAATGCTTATGATGGCACTGCGGGTTCTATTGCATTAAATGCAAGTTCTATTACAACAAGCACGCCCATAACTGGTTCCGTAGCCCAAGTCATCCATACTATTTATGCAACGAACTACAGTCGTACAAACACTTCAGGCAATGTTGACATAACAGGTTGGAGTATGTCTATTACTCCTAAAAAAGCAGGAAATAAAATCATCATTCTTACACAGGCTGCGTTAATGTCAATATGTGACGGTTACTTGTATCTAAAAAAGAACGGGTCGTTTCTTGCTAACCCTTTGATTTCTGTACCTCGTACTGACTTTTCAAATGATGATGCTACATTTTTTGGTCAGTATGTAGATACCGCTGCATCAACAAGCGCAATCACATACCAGTTTTCAGCCCAAGCAACAGGTTGTCAAGGGTTCTTTGGTGTCAACTCACAAGGTGGAGTTTCTTCAACAATAATGATAGAGGTACAGTCGTGAAACACTCAGCCATTGTTTCTGCTTTACAATACCTTTCTCCTGACGCTCAGTATACAATTATTGATGATCAGATAATTTGGGAATGTGATTTACCACAACCATCTGATGCCGAAATTGAAAGGGTTGGTTTGCTTATTGAAAACAAGATAAACCGTCAAAGCAGTTACCCCTCCATTGGCGACCAATTAGATTCTTTATTTCACGCAGGAGTATTTCCTGAAGAAATGGCTACAAAATTACAAGCCGTTAAAGATGCTTATCCATTGGGAGATTCTTAATGACTGTTCTTAAACAATACGATAGCGGTACATCACAATGGATCCCGATTGTTTCTGGTACTCCGGGTGCAAATGGTGCTACAGGTGCTACGGGACCAGCAGGTGCTACAGGTGCTACAGGCGCTACTGGTGCGGACTCTACCGTTCCCGGTCCAACAGGTCCAACGGGTCCTACTGGTCCAACGGGTCCTCAAGGTCCAGATGGCGTAACCATCCAGATTGCAGATGGACCACCCGCTTCTCCTGAAGCTGGAGATGTTTGGT